TGAAGATAGTGATGAAGATAGTGATGAAGATAGTGATGAAGATAGTGATGAAGATAGTGATGAAGATAGTGATGAAGATAGTGATGAAGATAGTGATGAAGATAGTGATGAAGATAGTGATGAAGATAGTGATGAAGATGAGCCTGCCCCCAAGGCTAAGGGCAAGCCGGTAGCCAAGAAGAAGGCTGTCGTTGAGGAGGACGATGAAGATGAAGACGGTGATGGCGACGAGGATGAGGATGAGGATGAAAAGCTTGTAGCCAAGAAGGGTGCATATAAGCCTGCTCCGAAGGCCAGCAAGAAGGCTCCGATTGATGACGACGAAGAGGATGACGACGAAGAGGAGCCTGCTCATAAGAAGAAGTCGGCTGGTGCTGCTGCCGTGAAGGCCAGCATCAAGAAGAAGAAGTAAGTTGTACGGGGTGGGTCTATGTGGCCCACCCCTCATTGTCCCTATAGAAAGACACTATGGCAAAAGTCATACTACGAAAAGTTGCCGCTAAATCTAAGCTGTCAGCACCGATTACGGATGAACCAAAGGCGGTCGTTAAGACCAAGCCCAAGGCTGCACCAAAAGCAAAGAAGCTCGTAAATAAGTCAGCCCCTGACAACTTCTCGGCTAATTTTATGGCTGGGGCACTTAAAGTTCTTGGCAAGAATACAGACGCAACTATTGAAGTTTTGAAGGAAGATGACGAGACGCAGAATATCACCAGTACTATTAAACTCGGTATCCCGCAGCTTGATGAGATGTTGTGCGATTCCAAAGACTACGGGATGTCAGGATTGCCAATCGGGCGTTCTATGGAGTTGTTTGGTAAGCAAGCATCGTGCAAGACTGCTATCATAGAGTACATGTCTGCGCGAGTCTCCGCTGCTGGCGGTCGAGTGCTGTATCTCGACTATGAGAGAGCAATGGACCCCAAGCATCTTAAAGGCTACGGCGCTGACTTTTCGCGTATCGAGCGGGCCAAGCTGGATTCTATGGAGGACGGCTGGAACGTAATCTACGTGTTCCTGAAAGCATTGCCAAAAGAAGGACCACCAAATTTGATTGTGTGGGACACTGTTGCTGCGGCCCCTACCAAGGACGAACTTGAGGGCAAGAATGGGATGGCTCACCAAGCTCGCGTTATGTCCGTTCACACCCGGATATTCCGTGGCCGTTTGATGCGCTCGAACTGTGCTGCCGTATTCGTCAATCAAGTTCGCACGAAGCCAGGCGTTTGCCTTCGATACGATGTTCCGGTTCTACTGCCAGATGGTACGACTAAAAAGATTGGTAAGCTAGTTCATGACAGACAGAAAGTAAGCGTAGCCACACTTGATGAAAAAACTAACAAAGTAATGGTTAAAGAAGTTAGTGACTTTTACAGATCTGAATACACTGGCGACTGGTACAACGTACAGACAGCGGGCGGGGCAAACGGTAGACGTAGCGTTATAGTTACGCCTGACCACAAAATACTCACCCCTGACGGTTGGGTGGCCGCAGATACCCTTAAGATAGGCGATAGGGTAGTAACGGCAGACATTCGGTACTACACGGAGGACCAGCACCGCGTTATCTACGGGTCACTGCTCGGTGACGGACAGATCCGTTTTGGTGACGGGAAAAGCAAGACATCAGAAAAAGGCAGGCTGCGTCTCGGTCATGGGATAAAGCAAAAGGACTATTTGGCCTGGAAATGTAAGCTGCTTGGGATGCCAAAGCCTAAAGTCTACGGTGTCAGGGGTTGTTATTCTGACAGTGTTAGCACGGCAGAGATGCAGCGCTATAAGGCTGTTACTAAACACCATGCCCTGTACAAGATACCGGCAGAATTCATCGCTAAGATAGACGCCCTAGTAGCCACTATCTGGTTTTTGGATGACGGTACCTACGTAGCCTCGCACGGTGGTCTTAAGTACGGCAGCGGCAGATACGTTATCTACGCGACTAAGCTACCGGAGTATAACAAGCAGGAAATAATAAACCATTTCGCCAAGATAGGCATGGGGCGACCCACGTCTTTTGACAAGGGCTTTAAGTGGGATGGAAAGCAAGCCCAGTTATTCGGAGAAGCTATCGCCAAGTATGTTCCTACGTGTATGCAGTATAAGCTTAACCGCTTACTAAAGCCGGGCGGTGACGATCTGGTGCTAGAGAAAATGCGTCCAACTTTGCAGCGGTTTACCAACGCAGTTACAAAATGCGGATTCTTGAAGAAGGATAACGCACGTAAGCACATGGCCGCGTATAAGTATGACATCACTGTTCCAAAGACGCATAATTTCATTGCTGGCGGCGGTATTGTAGTTCACAACAGCTTCGGAGACCCTACAAGCCGCCCATGTGGAAGTGCTTTGGACTTCATGTGCGACGTTATGGTGAAGACCACCAATATCGGTACTGAGTTCAAGAAGATAAAAGGGGTCAATACCCCGATCAGCTACAACATCCAGTGGCGAACGTTTAAGGCTCGTTTCTCGCAAGCCAAGAAAAATGTGGTCTGGTCTCTGTCACTAAAGACAGGGGTTGACCAAGCTACAAGCATCATTAAGCATCTCATCGCGGAAGGCGTAGCCAAACAGACGGAGACTGGGTACAAGATACCAGGGGCCGGGGTTCACACTGCTATTTCCCTTGCTGAGTGGATCGAAGAACAGGGCGAAGAAATAGCTCTTGACACAATTAAGGAGGCTATTAGTGTCCCCGCATCGAAAAAAGAAAATACTAAGAAGAGTAAAGCCCCAGTTCCCGATTTAGATGATGAAGATCAAGATGCGGACGCAGAAGTCCCTGAAGACTCAGACGACGACTAACGCTGTTAGCCTGTAGCTCACAGCACCAAATAACCCCAGCAAACACTGTTTGCAGGAATCAACAGGGCAACCGCCCAATCAAGGAAAAGCCACATGGCTAAGAAGAGCAAGAACGCAGAAACCGCCACCGAAGTTGAGACCGTTGTCGAAACTCAAGAGGCCACCACTTCTCCTAAGAAGCGTAAGGAGAAGGTCAACCATCCTCACGAGCTTCCGATTACAGCCATCAGCGAGATCAAGGATTTCAATCCGCGTAGTTCGCTCGGGGACATCACCGATCTGACTACTACTGTTCGCAAGAATGGTATTCTTCAGCCCATTCTAGTTCGCCCACATCCAGAGAAGGCAAACAAGTACCAACTTATTGACGGCCACCGCCGCTACGCCGCTGCCAAGGACGCCAAGCTTGTAGATGTCCCGGTTTATGTCCGTGATGACCTTGCTAACGATGCCGACGCTTTGGCCGCAGCCATCAGCACCGGTAGCGATGTTACGCGCAAGAATCTTGAGGCGGTCGATGAGGCCGTTGCCTTCAAGAAGTTGCTCGACTCAGGCTTCAGTCCAGCCAAGATCGCTGGGATCACCGGTTACTCCGGCCAGCACGTCCGCAATCGACTTGCTCTGTTGGATCTCCGTGCGCCGATTCTGGAGCGTGTAAAGGACAAGACCCTAGCGAATGTTACGGCGGTTACTCTCGCCAAGATGGACGAGGAGATCCAAGACAAGATCCTCCCTGAGCTTACTGAGAACTCTACCGCCAACGACGTTAAAGTCCTCTATAACAAGCTGGTTAAGGAGGAGGCCGAAGCTGAGGCTAATGCTAATGCTCAAGAGGAGACTGGTGAGGAAGACGGCGGCATTAATGAGGGTGCCGGCAGCAAGTCATCTAGCCGCAAGACCCTTCCCGAGAAGGGTGTGTTTAAGGTTCCCCAGTCGAAGAAGGAGATCGCTGCCAAGATTAGCGATATTATCGCTGACGCGGAGCAGACCGACGATGAGGCCGTAAATAATGCGCTAATCAACCAAGCAGCTGCACTATTCTGGGCTACTGGTGAGATTGAGGAGTTGAAGACTACTGGAAGTGCTTTTAAGAAGGCGTACAAGGCTGTAACTTCGACTTTCCAGTACGAGGACGTTCCGGCTAATGAGGACGACGCTGATGAAGTCTCTGCCTCTGATGAGAAGCCCGCCAAGAAGGCCAAGGGCAAGAAGGCCAAAGCCGTTGAGGCCGAAGAGGAAGGCGATGACGAGTAATCGTTTAGTAAACACTGTTTGAGTTGTAGTTGGCCGGTTGTTCGTTGGGATAACCGGCCCACTTTGTCGGGGGTGTACCGGCCCGTTCTTATAAAGCGGAGTACCGTAACTGGTGGCGATTGCTTAATAGCGTCAATGTGGGTTCGACTCCCACCGCCCCTACCAACTGACGGCGTACCGACCCCGGCTTCTACCCGGTAGCATCGTAAATGGATCAATGTGGGTTCGACTCCCACCGCCGTCGCCAGCACACTAGGAATAATTATGGCTTTTGCAGACATTGACAAAGAGTGGACACCCATCGACGTTACCCGAGAACTTAAGCGAGGAGCGTATATTGAGGACAATCCTGATGCTATGTACAAATACGTCTTGTCCTCGCCTGGTGATGGCTTCGTGGTCTTAGACGACAGCTATGCTAAAAAGAGAATCAAGACGTTAGTCAAAGAAGAGTATATGGCTGGATGGGGTTCCAACATAAAGTCTACCGGTCGCGTACGCTACGTACTGAAAGTCAAATAATGCCAACGCTCAAGACTGACGACATAATTTACCCAGGAACTAATGGTTTAGTTCTAGTCGTAGACGGAAATAATGCGATGGCTCGTGCAGGGCATGCGTTCTCCCAGTTGACCGGTCCTGACGGCAGACCGTCCGGTGCTCTTTTTGGTGCGCTTAAAGAAGTTAAGCGCATGCTGCTCATGGGTAAATTTAAGTCGATCATTTTTGTCAAGGACGCAGGCCGACCGGCTTTCCGAGTTGAAGCTGTCAATAGGCACGCAGAAGATGGCGACGGGTACAAAGCTCACCGCAAAGAGAAGCGTGACGCCAAGGCAGAGAAGATTCACGAAGACTATCTTTCGCAGTTGGACTACTGCCACAAGCTCATGAATACGTTTGGCGTCCATGTTGTCAGTGCTCGTAATTGGGAAGCTGATGATGTTATTGGGTCACTTGTCTATCGTTACCCAGAGGAGAAGTTCACCATTCTCTCCGGAGATCACGATCTCTGGCAACTATGCTTGAAGGGTGCCCGCGTCTACAATCCTAATAAATTGGAGTTTGTAGACCGGCCAGCAGATAATTACGTCCTGTGCCGTGCGGTGTCAGGCGATAAGTCAGATAATATACCCGGTATCCGTGGGGTTGGCGAGGGCACGTTCAATAAGCTCGTGGAGCAGTGTGGCTTAGAGGGCATCAATGTGCCCAAGAAGTTCTGCCGCATTCTGGAGCGAAAAGCTAGGACGTTGAAAAAAGTGCCTGCGGCGGTAACCAAGATTATTGCCGGTAAGGAAGCTCTGGCTGACTACTTCAAAGCTATGCATTTGAAGAATGCCAAAGAAGCTATTGACACCATCGAAATCTATGAAGGTATCTGGGATGAGAAGTCGGCCAAGAAGCAATGCACCAAGCTTGGGTTCAAATCCTTGACTATGGAATGGCAGTCATTTTCCAAGGCATTCGCTGACGTGGCAGCAAGAATCGGGCAATGAGCATTAAACTGAATAAAGAGCAGATGGACGATCTTAATAGCCGACTGCTACGATATGAGGGACTTGGCGGTTACGCCGAGACTTTTATTAATCATATTAACAATGTTCTCGGTATCAAGGATCGCTTTATAGAAGTCCCGCTTCAGGAAGATGGGCTCACCGTAGATATTACGTGTAAGGACTACAATCTCCTTGAACGTATGCATAAGCAGGAATCCTGGACAGACGACCAACAGCGGCATTACGAAGCAGGCTGGGAAGCAGCCCTCAATTTTCTTTTGAAGGACAAGCAATGAAACTTAATGACTGCACCGGTAAGACCATCGCACCGGTCGATTTTACTACCGACTACATGGGTAGACCTATCTCGCGAGAAGAAAACCAAAATTTACTAAACACTGAAAATAAAATAATTTGTAGTAATTAGTGCCTAATAACTTTTACTTATAGTTCAACGCTATGTTTTTATGGGCCTCATGACGAGGGCACCGTAATAGAGCTTGCAGGAGAAAACTCATGACTATTCACAATACCACGTTACCAGATGGTAAACCAATAAGATACGATGACGCCACAGGACTATACTTACGCCCAGAAAAAACTACTAAGACTGCATTTATAATGGGTAAGTACTATTTTAATATGGCACGAAAAACACGGTCACAGGGAGGCTCTATTTTGCAGCGCCCCACAGTTGAATCATGGTGCCAAGATCTCGGTATTACAAATACAGATCCATTGGCTTTAGCTTTCGCAGCTGGCCTTGCTGGTAACGAGGAGTATTGCGCGTGAAAAAGACGCCGTGTCTATTTAAGAGAGATTTTACAGATCAGAGAAACCCTATTCTACTGCCAGACGTTCCCGAGTTATGAACTTCGAGGATATTATTCGCTGGCGTGACGCCAACAAAACTCGCTTTGCAGCGGAGACATCCAAAGCTATCCGTGAAGCTCTAGTATACGATCCAGGCTGTGATCCCAGCGCAGATCCTCAAATAGTTCGTCGTCAAAGAAACTACATAAGCAAGCGCCTCAGCTGGGAGCACTACCCACATGCTACTAAATCTAACTGACGGTAAGTCACATAGAGTAATTCTCGACGGAGTTGGCGGAGAAGCCTACGCTTGGTATGACCACAAGTCCAAACGTTGGCGAGTGGACATCGCTGCTGGGCAGGACAAGGGGTACGCCAGCGTTGTGTTCGGTCCCGACAGTCGCAATGCGACGGCCAAGATGAGCCATCTTATTGAGGCGTTGAAGAAGAACTCTAAGAAGCTCATGGATCTTGCTCAGAGCGTTGAGCAAGCCAATGACAAGATTGAACCGTCAATAGTCCCAAAGAAGCTGCGCCCACCGAAGCCATTAGAAGAATTTGAATGAACGCTAAAGACGCCACTGATAAACAATATCTAGAGAAAGTTCTTCCGCTTATAAAATCTGTACTCAGTGGTAACGGTTATGCTGCTATTACGGAGAGGCTATCTGAAGAGTATGGGTGGTTAGGGGGCACCCCTGCAATAGTTATTGACGGCGAATTTACTGCCGATCAACTAAGGAGGATACGGGAGATACTGTGAAGCCATTCGCCGGAATAACTGCTGACGTTCATTCTCATAATTTTAGTCAGTATGCTCGGGTGGACGAGAATGGGGTAAATTCCAGACTCCGAAGAATAGTCGAAACTCTGGACTGGATGATGACCGAGACAGAAAAGTCAGGAGCTAAGAAGTTCATCGTCGCTGGTGATCTGTTTCACGTCCGCAGAGAAGTACCGACTATGGTTCTAGACATGACGGCGCATGTCCTAGCTTCCCATCCTAGGCTAGAAAAATATCTGCTGGTCGGTAATCACGATCTCAACAACACATCAGATCACTGCTCAGTATCCGCTCTGTCCGGACTAGCGCACATTCTGGATAAGCCGCAAGTTGTCGATCTTGAAGGCACCAAAGTTGGTTTTATCCCTTGGGTTGATGACCAAGAAAAGCTCAAAGGAATTATTAATAAATTAGTGAAAGCCGGGGCAAGCAATCTTGTTGGGCATATCGGGATAGACGGCGCACAGCTTGGTCCTAGTTCAATTGAGATTCCAGGACACATTCGTCTTGAGGGTATTGTGCCTAAGAATATTAAGTGGGTGGCTCTCGGTCACTACCATAAGCCACAAGTAGTCTCCGAAGAGCCCTACATCCGTTACGTTGGTTCTCCCCTCCAACATGGGCGTGGTGAGCGAAATGAAACAAAGGGTTTTGTCCTAGCGTACCCCGATAAGCTAAAGTTTATTGAGAATAACTTTAGTCCAAGATTCATTGATGTGGAAGAAGGGTCGGACATTAGTGAAGTTCGTAGCTTTGATTACATCAAGATCATAGGAAAATCTAAAGCTGTAAATGACGCTCTTCTCAAGCAAGTATCAGATGTTGCTGGTGAGATTCCTGATGCAGTTGCCGAAGTGCGTTCAGTGCAAGAGATCAAGCAGCGTCTAAAGTTGACTGGCTTAGAGAACAAGAAAATGCTCAGTAAGTACGTCGATCATAAGGGTGTCCCGGAAGGGGTAGACAGGGCCACGCTCTGTAATATCGGAATGCAGCTACTTATAGGAGCCTGAGATGAACGATTCTAAATTGCCGGACGGCCAATCTCCAACTATAGACTTCTGCATAAACGACGGTTCTGTTGTGGTGTCTTTTAGTGCAGAGACATTACGTGCGCAGTTTTCTAAGGGGTGGACTATGCCCGCGGAATAAAGCCTGGAGAATATCTTGAGCCAAGCATTCTAGCTAAGGCAAAGTGTTTGCAGGCCCTATGGTCAGACGCTAAATACGTTTCTCTAGACGAGATAATTCATCTTCTAAAAAAGGCATGCGAATAGCCCGATGCGCCTAATTAAAATAACTATCGGGTCGTTCAAGTCGCTCAGGGATACTAGCATTGATTTCTCCAAGCACTCAGGACTTATCGGCGTTGAAGGCCGAGTTGTAGGCTCTGGCGCAGACTCGAACGGGGCAGCCAAAAGCGCATCCGTTATTGACGCGCCATGTTGGTGCTTGTTTGGTAAGTGCGTCCAAGAAACCGACAACGCAAACGATGTTTGCAACCGGCAGACCGGCGAAGCCGATGTAGTATTAGTGGTTGAACTAGCCAACGGTAAGCACGTAACCATCCATAGAACTCGTAGAGCCAACAAAGCCACTCTTACCGTTTCCGGATTGGCGGGGGGTACTGTTGAGGGTAAGCAGGAAACAGTCGAGGCCATGCTTGGTATCGACTATCATCTGTGGACTCGCGTCATCGCGTTCGGTGGTTCAGTCTCATCTTTCTGCAAGCTACAGGATTCCGAGAAGAAGGAAGCTCTTGAAAAGCTTCTCGGATTAGATGACTACGCCAAAGCCAGAGATTTAGCCGCAGAGAAAGCCAAGGACTGCCGAGACGTTGTAGCCAAGATGGAAGCCCGCCGGGAGGAGTCCGAGAACACAAGAATAACTTGTGCCGACCGTTTGGTTAAGTTGCAGGAAGACTACGAGAATTTCTCCGCTCGCATGGCTGGAGAATGCTTCGCTGCAATGAGCAAACTGTACAGTCTTAACGAGTCTTTGGTTGAGGGGTACGAGAAGCTTGGTGAGCTTGGTATTGAAGCTGCTGAAGAGGGACAAGTCTACGAGGAAGAATACAGAACTTGGCAAAGCTTAACGAAGCAACATAAAGCCAAAATTGACCGGCTTATATTTGAAGAGAAAGATGCAGCGGCAGTTCTCGCAGTTGCCAACAGTGAGCTAACCAAAGCGAAGCAGGATCTTAAGCATGCTCAGTCCGATGACCATCCTGACGAGTGCCCGACATGTGGGCAGGAGTGGATTGCTAATTCTAGTACCAAGTCCATTATTCAAGCTCGGAAGAATGCCCTTGCTACTGCACTAGAGAATCACGCAGTAGCAAATAATACTCTGTCCAGAGCAGAAAGCCTTACGCAGAAGGCCAAGGGTGCTCTTGCTGCTCACGAGGACAATGAACCCTCCATGGGCGAGAAACAAGCTGCATTTGATAGTCTGAAATCAGATCTCGAAATAATCAAGACTAAGAGAGACAGCGCACAATCAGAGTACGCCCGTATGGTTGAGCAGGCGGAATCAAACCCCTATATCGAGCAGCTTCAGCGATGCCGGGACGATCTGGCGACAGCAGAGATGACTGCCAAGACAGCGGCGGAGAAGGCTGAACGTGCCAAGGCTGATTTGTCCTTGTATGAGTACTGGGTAGCGGGTTTTGGTAAGCAGGGAATACCGTCTTTCCTTATTGACAACAGTATCCCGTTCTTGAATGAAGCATTGCAAAGAATGGTCTCTATACTCACTGATGGGGCGACGACCGTACACTTTGATCCTACCGTAGAGGGCGGACGCGGTAGTCGTGGTGGGCAGCAGCTTGGTGTTGTTGTGGACAATCAGTTTGGTGGCGGGTCGTACAAGACGCAGAGTACGGGCGAACGTGCCAGAATTGATGTCTGCGTTCTCCTAGCTATTCGTCAGCTCATGGCTACCCGTCTAACACATTCATTTCAACAGATATTCCTGGATGAAGTATTTGATGGGATGGATAGTTCAGGGACTTCAGGGGTAGCCGCGCTTCTTCGTAGCGAATTTCCTGACTCTACGGTATATCTAATTACCCACGACGATAGACTCAAAGAACAGATGGATAAGACTATAGTCGTAGAAAAGAGAAATGGAGTTTCTCGTGTTATCAGCCAATAAGCCAGTCTATGCCTATGTTGATGGTCCGGAGTGCGCGGGGAAGTCGTCGTCCTTGGACACGCTCAAAGGCATGGTTGATATGCCACTCCTTGTTACTCGGCAGCCGGGGTTTACGCCCCTAGGTGAGCGTCTACGACCGCTCATATTTGATCGTGCTGTCTCAATCTGCCCTGAAGCTCAAGCTCTTCTTTTTTGCGCTGACCGGATGCAGGCTGCGCACGAAACTAAAGTACTGCTTGATAGTGGTGTCTCAGTAATCCAGGATCGTGGTCTACTTTCTACTATTGTTTACCAACATTTACTCGGTGGTGTCCCCCGTGAAGTTATTGATGCCACGACGCGCATGGCTGACAATATTACAGGAGAACAGAAAGCTCTGATTTTATATACGGATTTGGATATTACTCTCACGCGGTTCAGGGAACGTGAGCTTAGTAGCCCTAGAAGCCATGAGCGATACAAAGGAGAAGACAATATTCGTAGGCAACATGCGTGCTGGATGACTTTATTTGATAAGCAAGACCCCAACTGCCTTAACACGTATGGTAGAACAAAGATGGAAGTGGCTACGTGGATCGCTCACCGTCTTGGGCTTAAACTTAAAAACGAGTACAACAGCTATTGACTCAGGTAGGCCGGTTTCTAGTGTTAAAATGCTATGGAACCGGTGAATACAATTTATATTGGTTGTGACCCCGGTTTGTCGGGTGGCATAGCCGCCATAGACTCAAAGTCGAGAGTCATTGGGTTATGGGACATGCCCACTCGTAAGATGGGAAAGAAGAATGCAGTCGATCCATTTGGTGTGGCTGCTATCATGCGCCAGTTACGTGTTGATGCGAAAGAGAAAAATTGGAATATAGCTCCTGTTGTAATTGAACTTGTAGGATCAATGCCAGGCCAAGGCTCGGTGTCCGGGTTTACATTTGGGGCTGGGTGGGGGTTGCTCCAAGGGGCCGTTGCTGGATCACGTCTCCGGTATGAGCTGGTTAGACCACAATCTTGGAAGCGACTAATTCTAAAAGGCTATATTCCAGAAGTGAAGAAGCGGGTTAAAGGTGGAGCTAAAAAAACGACAGCTCAGAAAGCAGAAGAAAAGAAAGCGGGTAAAAAAGCTACTATCAGGTTCTGCAAAGACAAATGGCCCAGAGCCAATTTGATTCCGCCTCGTTGTCGTACTCCTAGCGATGGCAGGGCCGACAGCCTTTGTTTAGCTTTATATGGTTTGAAGGCAAAATGAGCTTACATCACATCAACGCAAACACTGTTTGCTAGGAATGCCTGAATGGCACTTAGTACAGAAGATAAACAGCTAGTACGCCAGATCGCCACTACAGGCGAGCACGTCCTTATAGAAAAGGGATGGGACAAGCGTAAGCGCGAAGAGTTCATGCGTCGTTCAGACGTAATGCGTGAACTCAAGGCTATCAATGAATCGTTCCAAGACCGCGAAGGAATCGTTGATCGCGTTAAATTCTTGGGCGTCCTGGATAACAGCAGGATGGTTGCCCAGGCTCTCAACATCCGCCGAAGAGCTTTGTTCGCTGGTGAGAAGCTAGCTGATGGCTCAGCCGTCGAACCGCCTACAGATCAGCAGTTGGCTATCGCCAATGACGTTCTCAACCGTGCTGGTATCGACGCTTCGGATCTTGGTGGAACTTCGTCCATGGCCATCTCTGGCGACGTGACGATCAATGCTTTGAATGTAGGCGGTGAGAACATGTCTCACAGCGACGGTGTGGCTATGCGGGAGAAGCTACGCACGATGATCCAGTCTCTCCTGTCGAAGAACGTCAAGCAAATTAAAGGCAATCTTCTGGATGGCTCCGTGGAGCTAACCAAGAAAAAGAAAAAGGAGATTACAGATGTCGAAGCTGAAGACGACTAAAAAGAATATAATCATTCCCAAAAAGTATCGTGGTAACATAGATACTCTGGAGAGCAGGTTATTCGAGGGTCTTGGGAATGATGGGCAAGCATTCTTCAACTCGTTATCAGAGTCGGAGAGAATCATAGCTGTCCAGATCCTCCAGGAAATGTCGGAATCAGACGACCTAGCATCTGGCACACTTGACCATCTTTGGATGGTGGACTATTGGGAAAAGCCTCTCGGTGTCATAGAGTGGTTGGAGAATCCTTACTACGTTCCCAGTGAAATAAATAGAACTTTGTTCCCGTGTTGGAAGGAAGCAATAGTTGAGATCTTCGATCCTTCTGCTCCTATTATAGAAGTAATACTAGGGGGTTCAATAGGAATTGGCAAGACAAGTTTTGCGGCCCTACTCATGGCTTATTTCTTGTATCGTTTAGCCTGCCTCCGCAACCCGCATAAGTACTACAATCTTCAGCAGACCAACGCTATTATCCTTGGTGTTTACTCAGTTACCAAGGGACAGGCTAACGACGGCATATACGCCAAGTGCCGTGGCATGATTGAGCAGTCAAGATGGTTCCTAGAGAAGTTTCCATATAATACGAAGATGACTTCTAAGACTGCGTTTACGAAGCACCCATTGGAGCTAGTGCCCGGTTCTAAAGCCTTCCACGTCCTCGGAAGGGACTTGGTGGCAATGGCCTCGGACGAGGTGAACTACAGCCCTAGTAATAGTGCCAGTGATTCAAACAACGTAGAAAACAAGAGCCAGCCACAGGCTATCTACAACGAAGCCTCAACTCGTATGAAGTCACGTTTCTTGCAGTCTTCAGGCAAGAACCCGTGTCTTTTAATCCTTTGTTCATCCAAGCGTTCAACCCAGTCATTCTTGGAAGAACACATTGAAGACGTAAAAGAAGATATTGCCCGTGGGGTGACTAAGCTTTATGAGTACTCGCAGTGGGAGGCCAAACCGGAGACGTATGCTAAGTGTGGCAGATTCAGAGTAGAAGTTGGCGATCAGATATTCCCCTCTCGGATATTAAAACTTGGAGAAGAATTCAGACAGGGTGCTCGCGTCGTAGAAGTCCCCGAGCTACTGCGAAAGGAGTTTGAAGCAGACATAGACAAGAGCCTAAGAGACATGGCCGGTGTAGCCACATTCGGACTGTCCAATCTATTCCGTAATCGGGCTGTGCTCCACGACGCCATAACCCCCGAGTTACAGCACCCGTTCACCAAGGAAGAGATAGTCCTAGACGTAGAAGATGACCGCATCCATGCACACCATTACTTCCTCCCGGAGAAGCTGTTCAGCATTGAAGGCTCTAACTACGTACTCAAGAACAGCCCCTCTTCTCCACGTTTCTGGCATCTCGATCTGGGTATTAAACACGACTCAGCCGGTTTCACCGTGGCCCACATGGCAGGAAAGAAGAGAACCGAAAGAACCAGACCAGACGGAACAACGTACGTAGTTCACGTCCCCATGATCGTTGTTGATCTTATGATTAAGATCAAGCCTCCGATGGGTAGTAAGACGGACATTTCAAAGATCCATGAGATGATTGTGCATCTTAGGGACATGGGCATGCCGTTACTCATGGGTAGCTGCGACCAATACCAGTCTGAATATCTTATGCAGTTGTTGGAGAAGGATAGCTTTGAAGTTAAGCATCTTTCTGTGTCTGGTGTGAATAACGACGACCCATATCTCATGCTTCAGCAGGCGTTCACTGACCACCGAATACTCATGTACGATTACCCTCCGGTCATCAAAGAATTGGTTGGGTTACAGCACGATATTGAGAAGCGTTTGGTTGATCACGTCAAGGGAAATTCAAATGATTGCAGCGATGCTCTAACCGGCAGCGTCTACCATTGTTTGACCGACCATAGGGCCTCAGCAGACCTCAGAGAAGTCATGCCAGACTGGAAACCTAACCATGCTGGTAGGATAAACAAATCGGTCGCAACGGTGGCTGGATCCATACTATGGGGCAGCCTTGATCGGGAACGCGAAGCCATCCGCCGTAGCAAGAAACGCTAATCACGCAAACACTGTTTGAGTTACACCATGTCTTTAAATCTGCCCTTCGGTCTTAACGCCAAGCTCCTCCGGCTATTTGGCGGTGACGCTACTCCTATTCCTGGCACAAATCCGAACATTCGTGACATTGACCCGGACAACCCAAATAATCGGTGGTCGGATTTTCAGAAGTCGATGTTCATTGAGACTGATCGCAAGAAGCGTTATGCGATCTACACTGCAATGGATAACACTGACATAGCGGCAGTTGTAGCAGATCAGTATGCTGACGACGCCACTCAGCCGCTGTCTGAGGGTTTGTCTGAGTCCAAGAACCAGAAGATACTTTTCCAAAGTAATGACTCAGTAATAGCCGGTGCCCTAAAGGACATGCGTGTTCAGTTGAATTTGGACGAACTTGCAAGCCCCATGATCCGCACCATGGCTGGCATGGGTGATGACTTCGAGCGCACCATTTACGTTCGTGGTAAGGGTGTGGTGGGACTCTCCTATACTGACCCTGAAAAGATAGAACGAGTAGAAAGACGCACCGGGCAGCTTATCGGTTTCAAGGAGGACGGCGTAGGCTACAAGACCGACAATAAGTCTCCCGTATCATGGCCCTGGGACTACGTGCATTTCCGTAATCTTGCCAAGCACCGTTCCTCGAAGTACGGTACGTCAATATTCCATAGCGCCGCCCGTCCTTGGAAGCAGTGTCAAGCCATTTTTTCAGAAGTATCAACTCCAAATGGTCCAGTTTACATCCAAGATCTTAAAGTAAATGATGTAGTTTATTCTTATGACGCCAATAAGTTTAAGTTAGTAAAGACTCGGGTAGTCGCTTGCGGTAAGACTGGTAACAAGGCGGTGGTTAAAATTACCACTAACACCGGGCGCACTGTGACTATGACGCCGGATCACCCGGTTTTGCATGCCAAGAAGGAAGAGGAATGGGTTCCTGACGACGGATTTGAGTACGTGGACGCCGAAAAAGCTACATCCTTAATCGTTGTTCCGGAGACTCCGGATCTCCCTCAGTTGTTCTATCTTCATGAGCGGGTGGTCTCATGTGAGCCGATTGGTAATCAAGATGTCTATGACATAACTGTGGAGCATGAGCTACACAATTTCATTTCCAACGGCGTAGTTGTTCATAACTGCGTTATGGCCACTGACGAGCAGTTGTTCTACCGTATCAACCGCCGCCCTGCCCGTGACGTTCATTTCATTGATACTGGCACCAATGACCCGACTGAGGAGCGCCGTATCCTCAAGCAGTACCGTGATGCCTACCGTGAGCGTACGACATTGAATCCGACAGGCGGTACCATGAACTATCAGTTCATTCCTCCTGCTGCTTCTGACGATATGTTCCTTGCCAAGCGCAAAGATTCGCAGACCGAAGTTATCCGTCAGCCCGGTACTTCTGGTGCTGGGGACATGGAAGACATAATTTTTTATCTTGACTCGTTCTTCGCTACTGTCCGTATGCCGAAAGAACTTTTTGGCTACATGGGACAGAACAGTGCTGGAATAGACATTGACCGGAAGAAGCGTTTTACATCGCAGAACGTGGTCTACGCCCGCGCTATACAGCGTGTTCAGTTCTCGTTTATCAATGGTCTTCGCGATCTGGCAGAGATTCATCTTGCTCTTTTATCAAAGGATCCAGAAGATACTAAGTTCGACTACCGCCTTGAAGGCAAGAACTTTGATGTCGTTATGGAAACCAGTAACTATCTGGCTGAATATGAAAAGCTGGATTTATTGGATCTGCGCTATCAGTTGGCGACCACTGCTCTCAATATGTTTCAGCCGCAAGGCCCAGATATGCATACCACTGTGGATTCCTATGAGTGGACCAAGTGGGTAATGCTGAACATCCTGAAGTTCACTGAGACCCAAGTTGACGATCTTATTGATCGTAGTCAGGGTGTATCAAATGGAGGCCAAGAAGGAATTGATCTCTCGGCTCTGGGCTCTGCGGCCCCCAATGCCACTGAGTCGCAGACAAAAATGATTAAGGCGATGATTAAACAAAACCCTAGGCTGGCCACGGCTATTAGCCGTCTTGAAGAAGTACGGGCTACTGATTCTATCTTGTATTCCCGTACGGGAGTGCCGATGAGTCAGGCGCGTAACATGAAAACTCTTTCGTCTTTGCTTGAGGGTGAGGATGGCTGACAAGATACCAGGGGTTGGGCATGCCCGCTACGGGAGGCCGGATAAGCGGCACAATGTTTATGTAGCGGGCATGCGAACTGCCGCTGAGTTATCTCGGTCAACCGGTCTTACGCTTCCGGATTGTGTTTATATTTTAGAGGAATTAGCCGATGTTATAATTCGACAGCTGCTTCGTGCCGAGCCTGCTGGTATTCCTAACTTAGGGATCTTGTTCGCGGATCCACCAGCTACTAGTTGGGCAACTGTTCGTGGAAGGAAAGCTCACAAAGGACGTTTTAGGTTATGGAAGAGGGTTGTTGATGGTCTTGGTAACGACGCCGCGAATGGTGGTCGATTTAAGCAGCAGATGGCAAAGATAAGAACCAACTACGTCAGAGTCAAAGCTCCCGCTGGACCGGGTGACGTTGGACGCATAGAAAACTATTTGAAAGAATATGCGTATTTGAGAGTTCAGAAGAAAAGAAAGATAAATAGAAAGTAGTTATTGACAGTAATTATTTGCCTTTATGGTTTCAGCCATGAGCAACAACCCCGATCCCGGCCTCTTAACTGAAGATGTAAACACCCTTGAAGTAGTTCAGAACGGGCAGCAGAAGCTGGTCCGTGTTCTTGACCGTGAGCAAGCCGCCAAGTCGCTCCGTGAGCAAGCCGCCAAGTCGCTCCGTGAGAGCACTTCGCCCGAAGCCCCCAAGCCAATTCACGAAGGCTAGTATGCAAGAAACTCCAGTAGTAACGCTGCTGTCTCCTAAACAATGGGATCAGCTTCAAAAGATCATAGCGGAAGATCGTGGTCCTAACGAAACACTGCTCAAGGCTGCTGAGTCTTACTGGGGCAAGATTCAGTCGGGTGAGATCGTTGTGGAGCATGCTTAAGATGTGGCCTTTCAGTATTAAGTCATGTCAGCCGTCAGTAGACTCGCCTAGTGACCCGGCTACAGAGCCCGCAGTACCGCAGACCGCCGAAGTTACTTACGATCTTAGTATACACTACGTCAGAGATAGCTCAGATCGTTATAGTTTCAGTACGCTTGAACGTGCTTCTCGTAGATTTTATGAACTAAACGACAGTATCGCCAAGGGCGACCGAGTATTCATGGTTTCTCATGCTTCTGGCAGTGATATCATTGTGCTACAAAACATTACCCACGTAGAACTCGCGCAACCACCTCTAAGCCGTGATGCTATAGGCGTGGCGTAACGCAAACACTGTTTGCTTAATGCTATAAAAAATTAACATGCAAGCTCTACGTTAAAGGATTAAATCATGGCTAAGGCTAAAAAGGCAGTTAAAAAGTCTGCCCCCAAGAAGACTGTCTCAGCACGTACCAGTAAGAAGGCTAAGGCCGCTCCAAAGAAACGTGAGTTCAAAGCACGCGCTACACCAATCAAGCAGCTTATCAAGCAGGGGCGCAATAAGCAGATCCGGTCTGTTAAGGACGTTTCTGGCCAGCGTTGGGTTGGTAAGAAAGGGTCAAAGAAGCTTACTGCCATTACTGGCGGTGATAAAGGCGCTAAGACTCGCAAGATAGCCCCAAAGACTCCTAGCAGCAAGACCGGTAAGGGTTCCTAATGACCCCGGTTGTCCTTTATAGCGGGGGCCTAGATAGTTTAACACTGGCTGCCGCTATAATAGACAACCCAGAAGGATTCGGATATCGCCGTGGAACTGTACCAACTTTGGTACATTTTACGGCTACGGACAAGCACCATAGACACGTTACACGTAAGATAACATCCAAGCAACTTCCGTATTTAGAAAAGTTAGCCAATAAGAAAATTGATTTTAGGATCTTCGATATCGCTAAATGTGGACTCCAAGTATTTGATGCAAAGAAGCCCAGGGCTAGGGCTGTCCGTATGGACCATACAGCAAAGTACAACGGGCACGATACCGGTAGACAAGTACTATTTTTGACACTGGCGTTCTCTATCGCGTCATCATTAAGTAGCGACGAAGTTTATGCGGCTTTTCAGATGGACTCTTGGCGGTGGGAAACTATCGCTAAGGATCCTAATGAAGATGTCAGTGATGACGCCCCAAAATTTGTAAAAGCTTTTAATAATCTTATTCAAGCCGGCGGCTTCCTACCGTCCCAACGGCTGGTTACGCCGTTTCTTGACCATAAGTTGAGTAAACGAGACATCATTCTCCTCGGGTACTATCTCGGAGTAACCCATGCAGATGCTTACTGGTGCGTTTTTAGCGCCCCTAAACCATGCGGAAAATGTTGTTCTTGTCTGATCTGGAAAGACGCTACAAAAGAACTCGGATTTGACCCCGTAAACTACCGGAATACCGGCGATAAAAATGAACGACGCTATCGTACTTCTCAGTGGAGGAATGGACTCCGCAGTTTGTCTCGCGTGGGCAAAAGCTAAGTTTACAAAAGTTTACGCCATAACGATAGACTACGGACAACGCCATACGCGTGAGTTAGCCGCGGCAAGAGTAGTCGCGGCGTCTTTTGGTATTGTCCCAAAAGACCACTTTTTTTCTACCGTCACGGGCGCTGTCGGAGCATCCACACTTACTACGAATAGCTCCACAGCTACTGGCGTGCATCCGGTTAATCATAATCTGCCATCTTCGTTCACCCCTGGCAGGAATGCTGTGTTCCTATCTACCGCTGCTGGCATTGCGTATCAATGCGAGGCTAGGCACATTGTCATAGGAGCCTGCCAAACAGACAATGCCGGTTATCCGGACTGCCGTGGTAGATTTCTAGATTCCATGCAGGAGTCGTTATCAGTAGCCTTGGATACTCCTATAGTAATACATGCGCCACTATTAACTAAAACCAAGGCTGAGATTTGGGGAATGGCTAAGAGTTTTGGACTGGTCAATATCGTTGAACGTTTAACCCACACATGCTACCATAACGCCTCACCCGGTTGCGGTGAATGTCCTGCCTGCCTCCTGAGAAATCAGGGAAAGGCTGAAGCTGTAAGACTAGGGCTGTTGTGAGTCTGTATATTCCAGCCGCGATTGAACATGGGAATCATGTAATCACTCCCTGTTTTTCATGGGGCGTCAGCCACAGTCTCATAACGGCTTACCCATTTGTTCTTGGGATTAAGCCGCTATCGACGTTGGAGTATTTTATAAATACTACGTCGTCCAAATTAATGATTCTTGATTCTGGAGTGTACTCGCTTGTAAAGGACATGCACCAAGACAGGGGCGTAACACCAGACTTCCTTTATAACTATGCCAAGAAGTACATAGAACTTATAAAACGTATCAAGTGGCCGGGCATCATTATAGAAGTAGATACCCACACGATTATCCCAGATCTCCCATTACTGACTAGGGTGCGCGGTCTTTTTGAAGATTCTGGACTGGTTCATAAAACACTGTTCGCGTGGCATATACCGGAGGGGATTAAGGGCTTCGAGAAGCTTTTAGAAAAGTACCCTCGGATAGCTATCGCTCCTCGGGAGCTGTTCAACCATAGCCGCGATAATACTGTATTTCAGCGAATGATGACTCGCTACAGGAAAGAAGTCGCAACCAAACACATCCATTGTCTAGGCACGAATCGCATGGGTGCGCAGAGCATGCCGGATAATTTTAGTTTTGATACAACGTCGTGGGCTAGCATAAGTTTATATGGGATGACTGACGCTGGTTTTAACACCATGTCTTTCCGTGATGGCAAGCGGATAGTGCAGCCGCATATCCATAGAGAAGTTCTTGAGCACATGGATGCTATGCTCAACATATGCCGAAGACACCCGGAGTATAAACTGGGGGCTAAGATTCGCAGGAACTATATCACAATGATGTCTTGTGGGCTACGCTCAACTGTTTTGCACTACGAATCAATCCGCAGAAAAACCCCGGACACGGACATTACTGTAGTAGACCCGTTGTCCTACGCTACAAAGCAAGGAAAATAACATGCCTGTCACGCACAAGAACATCCGCGCCCAACGATACGGAAAGCCCGTAGCTCGTAGTGGCCCTCCGGTACCCTCTGATGACGACGAGGACATTGATGATACGCCGTATATCCCGGAGACTCCAAAAGATTCTAAGAAACCCAAGAAGTCTAATCCTTCATTTATGGAGGATAAGTCTACAGGCGGAGTACCAAAGATTCGCGGTCAGTATAAAGTCGTCTCTCTTTCTCAGATTAAGCCTGCCCCGCACAATTATAACAAGCAGTCTGATTTCATCTTTGAGAAGCTAAAGAAGTCTATCCAAGAATTCGGCTTCTCCGATCCTATTGATGTTCGTTCTGGCAATGAGCATGGGAAGTTTGACCAGTACGAGATTGTCGGGGGAGAGCACCGATGGTCCGCTGCCGCCGCTCTTGGGATGGACAAAGTGCCGGTCAACGATTTGGGCCTACTCTCAGATGCTGCTGCAAAGAAGCTTCTAATTGTGCTCAATGAAACCAAGGGCCGTCCTAATAATGACCAGTTAGCCATGCTTGTCAGTGAATTGAAGACTGACGGTGTCGATCTTGACGTTCTGCCCTATGAGGCGAGTGAACTTGAGTCAATGACTAATATGGCTGAGTTTTCTTTTGAACCAGCCACTACTGATAACGTGGTTGATGAAACTAGCAGTACCGAAGACGAGGATGACGGACAGGAATACGCTGGTGTAGCCGATGTTCTCGGACTGGTGGATGTCAATGAGGCGGATGACGAAAAGATCGCCAATCGCCTCAAGGCGTTTCTGACTATTGAGAAAGTCCCAGGCTCTAAGCCTTGGAAGGCGCTTGATAAGCTCCTAGACTTTTACTACACGAAAAGCGGTAAGATCGAGCCTAAAACCGAAGCCGTGGACTCAGACGAGTTGGACGATTAAAAATATATCTTGACATAGTGTTAGACGCGGTAGGGTGGTTCGCATAAGGCCACCCTACTTAGTTTTAGGACACCATGAATACCACGAGAACCGTATGCACGGATGCATCAAAGTGCAAAAACTTAAAACAGTTAATTAATTCCGCTGAATTAGACTTTTCTCCAGATTACGCAGCTCTCGTTAGACGTGCTTACGCACTTGGTAAGGCTAGTGTTCGTAACAAACTGTTAACTTCTTTTTCGGATAACAAAACTCGTAGAGATGTAAACCGCATGCTTTTGCTATCTCTCGGGGATCCGAAGGCGATCATTGCTGACAATGGCCTCTCTGAGAGGCATATCAACCATTTCCGGACTCACCTGAGCACTTTGACCCTAGTTATCATGTTAGCCAACAGTCATGGTGGCGAGTGGGCAGAAGTGGTTAAGTTCCTTAAACTGCGCCGATAAATTAACTATGCTAATGGCTGCTTTCGCTTTTGTGATGCTGGTACTTGTTACTGGCCTTCTCGTTTGCCTCCTTCGTTTATGGGATATTTTTAATGGCAAGTAATCACCCTACTAATAAAAACAGTATCATGTGTACTCAGTGTGGTACTGTGCTTACGTCAAATCATAGGCATGATTTTGTTAGTTGTGAGTGCCCTAATAGCACTTATGTTGATGGAGGATTGGACTATCTAAAGTGCGGCGGTAAATCTCTTGCTAAGATTGCAGTATGGGACAAGTACACCAAAACATTTGTGCCATTAAATCTGTGAGCCTATTATCTGAGCGCGGCCCGATGCACCCTAGAGTTAAATTTGTTTTGATAGAAACAAACCAATACAAGGAATATAAATTATGTCGCCAGCAGAATATGAAATTAAAGATTTTATTAGTAAAATAAAGAAAAAAAAAGTAGTATTTCCATACACTAGGTCATCCGAAGAAGAGACAATAATTGATGCCTTATGTGAATTTACCATGGAATTATCAGAGGAAGTTAAGCGACTGCGGGGCATTGCAGAATCTAGACCGTAGGATCAGCGCGTCGGCGGCTGTTGTCCGATGCATCCGGTTGTCCTGTGGCCGTAAATAAAAACCAGGGAGATAAATAATGACTAATCGCGAAGCCCACGAAGAAGCCGCAGGCATGAACTTGGATGCGCGCTTCTTTACTTTTAACAACATTGACCCAAATGCGGAATATGCTGAGGAAAGGTTGTCTGCTTCGGTGCCGCAGAACCCCGAGGATAGCCGGGCAGCCGCGTCGGCTGCTCCGGTGCATCCGGTTGTTGGGCCGATTAATCGATTGGAACAATGACTATGTCTGCCCTTCATTCTGCAAAAAAGAAGATTCGCCCCATTTCACCAGCTCCGCCGCCTGCCGGAATACCGGCATGTCATCAATGCAAAACGTGGCAACATGTCTGCTTTGATGCAAAAGGTATTCCATACTGCGCCATTTGTAATGGTTACGTTTATCGGCCCAACACTCCAGTTCAGTCGGCGGGCGCGGACAGCGAACGCCAATCACCCTAACCACCCATCGCCCGCTCGGCTGTAACGGATGGTTGGGCAACGTTTAATTTAATCGAGGATAATATCATGCCATCAAAGTATTCCCAAGATGATATAGCTACCATCATGCAAAGGGTTTTGGATGACGCAAAAAAGAATGAGGCAAAAGACATTGTGATGCCAATTGGATTTGCTGCGTTAATAGTGAAAAGGCTTAATTCTTACACCGACACACTAGAAAGGCTTGAGAATACTACGCATAATAGTGTTTTGCATGCGAGGTCTGCGAGGATTCCAGATAAGTTGCCCAACCCTCAGATCAGCGGTCTGCCAAAAGACGACCGACAAGCAAGACCGGGTGTCACCGGCTCCGCTGCATTGTAGAGTTCGGCAAGTGAAACCACAACCCAAGAAACAAAGATTTAATAATGAAAAGAATATTTAAATATAAATTACACATCACCGATAGGCAGGAACTTCAATTGCCTGTTAAAGCGGATATAATTAAATGCGCTTATGTTAATTCAGATTTATATATCTGGGCTATAATTGAAGATCAACACGACACAGAAAGCATAGATTTTTCAGTTTATGGCACGGGCGACCCGCTACCTGATAATCCGGGGATTTATATTGACACAGTTATTTTACATGAGGGGAGACTTGTATTTCATGTCTTCCGTCTGCCGAACCCCAGCAATCAGGTGGCCGACAAATGACTACCGACACCACAACCGACGCTGGTCCGGCTCCGATGCATTGCGTTGTTGGGCGGATTAAATTTATATTTTGGCGTTGTGGATTTTGGATTATTTTTAAATCAAAAAAGATTGGATTGCTTGGTCCGCATGATCCTATTTTATTTTCAGAGCGTTTTGGATTCAGAAAGCCAATATTTAAGATTTATAAATTTAGGCTATTTTTTGAGCCCAACACTCCCATTCAGCGACCAGCCGCCGATGGGGATTTAGACGAGCCTGCTGCCTATCGCAGCCCCTAGGATAAAAATTATTAGTTGACATACGGTTTATGTGTGCAGGCTGCCGTAATGCTATTGCGTAACAAACACTGTTTGCGGATTACTCTGACGCCTACTGTTGGGTATGGCCCGTGAAACTATCTGACCGCATTACGGCAGCCTGTAAAAGGCTATTTGGGTACCCCCCCAAGCCTATCCAGTTGAAGCTGATTAAAAAAGTTTTGCTTGGTAAGAACGTGTTTGCTGTTTTGCCGACCGGCGGGGGCAAAAGTTTGATACTTCAGATGCCTGCGTTCCTAGCTGAGCCAAAGCACGTAGCCATCATTTTCAGCCCGCTAATAGCATTGATGAAGGACCAAGTGGAGCGCTGTAACCAAGCTGGCATTGCAGCGGCTACGATGTCATCGGATCAGTCAGAAGAACAGCAGCAGGAAATCTACTCTGCTCTCCGTCGCGGTAAGCTCCGAGTCCTGTTCATTGCTCCCGAGCGTTTGAAGAACAAGGAATTCATTGAAGCTATATCTAAGTGTGCTCTGAGCTTCATTGCGATTGATGAGTGCTTGACTAAAGATACCGACATCAGAATGTCCAATGGTGCTACTAAGAAACTCTCGGAGTGTACTCCTGGTGACACTCTTGAATCATTTACAGAGGATAACAGAGTAGTTCATGACCGCATCAAAGCCATCCATCCTCGCGGTAAAAGAAAAGTGTACCGCGTCAAATTTGAAAATGAAAAGACGCTTGATTGTACGTCAGGCGAAAAAATATGGACCGGGGAAGGGTGGCTTTATCTACGGGAAATATTCCCAGATATCGCTGACCACGATTCAGTACGAGACGCTTCTGGGGATGCTACTGGGAGACTCTTCCATCCAATGGGGGAGACTAGGGCATGGGCGTATACAGACAAATCACGGTCTAACACAGGAGAAGTACAGCCGGCACAAAGCCAAAGTGTTGCACCCGTATGTTGTAACTCCTCCCAGGATTCAAAAGAACGGTGGCTACGGCAAAACTTTATGCTGTTTCAACACCGCTATGTGCCGACAATTCGACGTATTGAAAGGCGTTTGTTACCGAAAATCTATACTCACCGGAAGGCTGAAAAAGACCGTCACAAAGGAGTGGTGCGATGCTTTGACGTGGCGCTCCATAGCTTATTGGTTTATGGACGACGGAAGTTTAAGTGGAAGCAGCGTCACTTTTCATACCGAAGGATTTCCGTCTTGGGCATCAAAAATGTTGAGCCGACGACTCACAGACATGGGGTGCCCTGCGATAACTTCGGAGTACGGTGGCTACACGATGATCCGATTAAGAACAGAACCATCCAGGATCCTAGTGAAGAACATCGCGGAGTACGTAATACCGAGCATGCGGTACAAGTTAGAAGTGCCGCCGGTAGTTTACGTCAAATGTCTTATATGCGAAAAAACATTTCAGGCCAAGAATGCGCAAGCTGTAGCAAAGAGAGTATGCTGTGGGTCGCCTGCGTGCCGGGAGAGTTTCGAGCCTCTGCGCAAAAAGTTAAACTATGCGGAGAGCAAGAACCGTGCCTGAGCTTGTCAAAAATAATAAGTGCTGAATACATTGGCTATGACGATGTATTTGACATAGAGACCGAAGAGTACCATACTTTTTTCGCTAATGACATAGCGGTCCATAACTGCCACACTATCCGGGATAGAAGTTCCTACCGCCCAGGCTTCTCCGAGATCATTAAGTTTTCAGCATTATTTCCAGATGTTCCTAAGCTTGCCCTCACCGCTACTGCTGACGAAGAAGTGGAAAGAGAAGTAATCCGTAGTCTCCGGATGACTATGTATGACCGCGTTGTTGCTCCTCCACGGCGAGAGAACATATCCTACGAGGCGCGTACCAACATGACGGAACAGGATCTTATGCGCGAGATCCGTAGGGTTGGTGAAGGGTCCAAGATCGTTTATTGTGCTTCTCGCAAGTCGGCGGAAGCCATGGCTAGCCTGTTGAAGGGGCACGGGCTATCAGCTGAGTGCTATCACGCTGGCCTAGATAAACACATCAAAAACAAAGCGCAAGATAGTTTCAAGGACGGCGAAGTCGAGATTATGTGCGCCACTAACGCATTCGGTCTTGGTATAGACGTTGCTAACGTCAGATTAGTTGTTTCATGGCACCTGCCGCAAGATGTGTTCGAGATGGTTCAGCTTGCCGGTCGCGGCGGTCGCGATGGTCTTCCAGCACGGTTCATACTCAACGTCAGCAAGGAAGGATTGAGGCTCAGGAATTACTTCACCAACATCGGTAATCCTAAGATCTATATCTACCAAAGGATATGGGAGTATCTGTGCCGGAAAGTTAAGCCCAAGGGTATTCTCCGTCTTCCTGAGTCAGCTTTGGCAAAAGTAGCCGGCTGTCCAACCGGAATGGAAGGATGGGCTATGTCGGCACTGAGCTACATGGAGCATCACCGCCTCTTGTCCTCGTCGGCAGGAACCAAGACATACCGTCTCCCGGTGCAGAACATGGAACTTGCCCGTGGCTGGGCTAAGCGTGTCGGCGGTGACATAATTCATGGCAAGTTGGTGTTCACGGTCACGCAAAATGAGGATGATCCGGCTTCTAGAATATGGAATTCTGGAGCATGCGCTAAGGATGCGCCTGATTCCGCCTTGGCCATCCGACGCATAGCCCGAGCAATGACTATCACAGAAAGAGATCTTATTCAAAAGAAGAATAAAGACTCAGTTAAAATAGACGATCTCGTCATGTTTGCCGGTACTGCCGATAAAGCGGCATATATAGACGCATGTTTTTTAAAATCAGAGGACATAAAATGAGTAACTTAAATTCTATTATTTCGGAAGTGGTGCAGGAGCACCAGCGACAGGACAAGAAGCACGATGACGAGTATGAGCCTAGAGACTGGGAGGAGTTCATTTAGTGCAGAACTGTTCCTCGGGAAATCGCGTCCGATCCAAATCCCACCACACACCGCCAACGAATGATCGAGATCGCCGCGTTGGCTATTTCTGCGGTTGAATATTACGATAGAAAGACTAAGCATGCGTAAAACTATTACTCTTGTTGAACTTATTACATGGCTAAAGAAGTGCCCTTCGACCGCAGCGGTTAAATTTAGCAATGGGCAGCATCCGGGAGGGCTTTACTCCTATAGAGGGAATTACGCCGACTTAGCTATTGAGCACTATCCTCCTGACACCGGTTATATATCCGTTGAGCGGTTGCTGTCCCACGCTCAAGATTGCGTCGGAAAAACTTTTTTAGGGTATAAGGGTGGCGAGTTTGTTATGAATGAACGCACGAATGTTTGGTACGACAATTAGGGTGAATGCACCAGCACCGCCATACTCGGTGGCCGGTGTACTAATCATGTAGCTGTTATTGTTGTTGACCCAAAGATAAACCCTGAAGACAACTGGATCGTAGAATGAGTGGCAGTCATTGGGGCTACAAGCAGTATGCCCTCAACGATCTTGCCGGTAACATTCAAGAAGACATTGAGCGTGCTGGAAAGTTGAATGCATACGGAGAAAATATCCGGATGCCGCGGTACTGATTCAGGGTGGTAAGTGTGCTGTAAATCTTCTTGAAGCCGCCGCTGAACTCGTGAAGTCATTAGACTGGTGTTACAGCGGAGATACAGGCCCTGACACTGTAGCCCGTGAGATCCTGGTTTGGAAAGATAAGCATATGGCCAAGTTGGTTTACAGCATAAGCGAGATGGTTGAGGCTGCCAAAAATACTCCTTGACACTAAAATTATGGAAGTAGAGTCAGCGGCACACTCCTAACAGGAACACAAGCCATGCACCGGCTCGCCCTCTGCCTAGTAATCCTAGTTCTCGCGTCGTGCAGTCACGACATGGGTAGTCCCTCAGTGGGCATCACTGCCTACGGCGCTCCAACCACTTGTTACGCTGGAAATCAAATCCAGCTTAACGGCGTGGCTACGGGGCAGAATGGCGCGACGGTGTACGATGTGCGTTGGGCGCAGCAGTCAGGGCCAGCCTCGGTGAATCTCCTTGCCCGTTATGACCCTGGTGTGGTTACTGGCACCGTCCCAACTGCCGGTACGTACGTTTTTGCGTACGTGGTTCGCTGGCGTGATGGGGCCGGTATCACGTACAACGAGCACACTGACACCAAAACCGTCACCATTGCCGTGGCTCCTGCGGCCAACGGGTAAATAGGATTTTAGTATGAAATTATTCTTTACAAAAACATCTCGCGGTTTCAAGCGGATCGACTTTGTTGACGACCACCAGTCTCCTTGCCATATTCAAAAAGTTGATAATGCCATCTATTTTGGTGTGTCGGATCCTAGACCGATGGTCCTGGCCAGTGACGCTAAGGCCGTCGGAGTTAAAACCCAGGAGTCAACCGGCTGGGTATCGTTTCCTTTAGACCATAGGGTTCTTGTACACACTGACGTACATCTTTCTCAAAAAGATGTACAAAAACTACTCCCCGTGTTGGCAAAATATTCCAACACTGGCGAACTACC